CCTGCACCCCAGACCCAGTAAGTCTCACGCCACGTGAAGTTACCAGGCAGACGACCCAATCCGTCCTTCGTGATCTCGAAGTTTGGTTCTATTGCATGGGCGACTTGACGTTCGATCTCCAGGGCAGAGCCCTTCTCATTCCATAGAGAGATTATATCCTCGGGGCAGTTCTCGGCACCAAAGAAACCCACGGCCTGAGCCACCGTCATCACGAAGAGACGATACAATCCGTCGATTCTTCCTGTCGCATCTGTACTGAGGTAGTACTCACCTACTGCAGGGACGTAGAAACGAACTATGTCCTTGTCGTCTTCATAGACGATATTTGGACCCGTGCCGAAGACTACGATGTCTTCACATTCCTGGGCAAAAGCGTTATAGAAGTTACTGCCAGAAAGGATAGTGTAGATCCGGTCTTCGGTCTCGTCTAGCCAGAGTTTGGCTGCGGCGTCGAGCTCTATCTTCTTGACACCAGGAATGATCTTGAACCACGGACGACTCGGTGAAGCCAGGCCAGACATCAAGCCTGCGGAACAGACTCTGACGGCATAAGTACCAGTCGGATCGGCAATCGCTGTATTGAGCTGGCGACCGCGAGTCATGTTATTCGGATTAGGATTACCG